ATATCCTCATGTATGTGCTTTAGATGATTATTTTTTATTGTACTGACTTCCCTCTTCAACCCTGTGATATAACCATATAATGATATGATATGTTCGTTGGTTGTTTTGGGTTGTTTAGCCATTATTCCTTATCAAAGAAAAAACTAGAAAATTGTTTATTTCTAGCCAGTTCTACATATTCATCTTGTTTGTTTTTAAAATATCTTTTGTATTCTTTTTGCATAGTGTCTGTATCATTATCTAAAACAGCTTCTGTAAATTTTGGAAAAGAATCTATACCACCTCTTACATTAAACTGAATATCTAATAACATTTGTTTTCTTCTTGGGTCTAATTCTGTATATTCTGTACCTAACTTATTAGTTAGTAATTTATTTTTTTCTTCAAGATCTCTTAATAATATAGTGTTAGCTTGATTTTTATTTAAAGTATCTATATCATATCCGTATATTTTACCACTTTCTAATTCTTCAGCAGTTAGTTTATGACCATATCCTACAGTATCAAGCCCACCTTCAGGTGATTTATGTCTAGTTGCATTTGTACCAGATAAAAATAATGGTGCATTTTCAGCTTTTTTTATATAGTTTAAAAATCCTTCACTATATAGCATCATTTTATTTGTTTGCTCTTGAGTTTCACCTATCATCATAATTATTACAAATAATATTATATTAATTTTTAGCAAATATATTTTCTGTTTGTTTTTTAATAGCACCAGTTATTCTAGGAATTACTTCACTAAGTTTTGCACCTTCTTGATAATCTACTGGTACACCCATATCTTTACTAAATTTATCACTTAATTTTTTATACTTTTCATCTAATTCAGCTAACTCATCGTTTCTTTTTTCTAAATTAATTGATCCTCTAGAATAGTTATTATACACAGCTCTCATCTGGTCTTCTACACCTTTAACTCTTCTTCTAAATTCCATACCCTTAATACTTTTTAGTCTTGATAGATTTGTTTTTTCAATTTTAAAACCAAGAGTATTAAAGAAAGCCATTAATTCAGTTTCATTTCTTCGTAGTGGTGAGGTATCCTTTCTAGCTTTTTCTATTCTTTCAGTAGAATATGACCCAGGTACAAAAGGAAAATTAGGTATTAATCTTTTTAATGCAAATTTTGCTCTAATAGAAAAATCATCAAACTCTGATATACCTTGACCTTTTATTTTGTCACCTCTAAATAAATCAAAACCTAACATAGGAAATAAAACTTCTCCTGCTATACCAAAATTAGCCTGTAAAGGTTGTGGAAGTAAAGGTATTGTTCCAGAATTTAAATCAAATATATCTCCACCTGGTACAAATCTAGTTACATTAACATACCTAGATGAATCTGTTGTAGGTAGTTTAATATTTTTATGAGGTAAGAATGGCAATCCACCTATCTTACCTTTTTGTTCTTCTGTCATTGCAGCTCTTTCTGCTTCTGGTGCACCTTCACCTAATATCTCACCTAGATTATTTAACATGTAACCTAGCACTGCATACTTAGCAAACTTCCATGGTCTAACTACAGCTGTCTCAGCAAGTATAGGTATAACTCTATATGTGTATGCTAAGAAAGGTGTAGGTAATGCTCTTAATGCATTTATACCTGGTGCTTGAATATTGTAATCAATAAAAGATTTTCTTGCATCTTGTGCTGCTTGGACTTTACTATATCCTTTCTTTCTTCTATCCATATATAAAGCAAGTCTAAATATAGAATCTTCTAATGCGTAGTAATCAGATAATTTTTGTAATCCAAATTTATTTTTTAAAATTAAATCCCTATATATAAAATCAGAAACACCTACAGCATTATCAAATGCATTTTTCTTTGGGTCTATTTTATAATATGAAGGTTTTAATTTAGATGGATCTAAAACATCTAACTCTCTTTTTACAACATTATTTGCAAATACACCAAGATTACCAGCTTCTTCTAATATTTTAACGGATTTACCTGCGTTTTGATCTGTAAATGCTTTTACTGCAGCTGGTAATAAACTTGCACTACCATCTACTAAATCTAGTAATACTAAATTACTAACCATATTATTTACATGTACAGTAGGATTCCATGCAGTTTTACTAGCTTTCCAAATTTGATTTAATGCTCTGTACCCTTTGTATAAAGGTTTTTTAGGTCCAGCTGCTATTTCATTTATTTGAAAAATATTTTCGTATATTTCTCTTGGTAAAAATTTACCTGCTAATTCACCATATGTTTTTTGTATAGTACCTCTCCTAGTAGTATTAGGAACTTCAATTAAATCTAATTTAGCTATTTCATCAGCTGATGGTGCGGTTTTAGTAAAAGCCTGTTCTGCTATATCAGCATAAAATTTATATCTTGGTAGAGTTTGTGCCATTAATCTACCTGTTTCCATAATAGCAAATGCACCATCTTCTATCTCGGACATACCAAGACGTTCTTGTTTAGTGTATTCCCATCTAGCATTTAATAAAGGTTCATCACCCTTACCAGCTTTAATTAAATCTTTTACTGAACTTTCAGTAGCTTTTATTGGCTCTTCAAATTTTTTAACTTGTACATTACCAAATAATTCCCAACCTTTATGTTCTTCTAAAGGAACAAGTTTACCTGCATCATCTAGTTTAAATGCTTTAGTTTTACTAAATGATTTAATCCATTCATTAGGTGTTATGGTTTCAAGTACGCCTCTAGCTCTTAATTCAGATCCAATCTTTGATACTTCTTTACCACCATAAGATCTTTTAATATATCTTTCTATGTTTCTTAATGCAGTTTCTTCTGTAATTAAACCCGCATCAATATACATTTGTGTTATTTTAGTAATTTGATTTCTAGCTTTTTTAGCTAATTGTCCAAAATCTTTAGGCACATCATTAAATTTAATATCACCTTCTAATAAATTATATAGTACTTTTCTTTCACCAGTGCTTAATTGATTTGCTTGTTGGTATATTCTAAAAAATTCTAATTCAATTTTATTTTTTAAACCCTCTAAATCTTTTGTTTCTATTTCTTTTACAATTTTAGGAACTTTGTAACCATCCACAAATAGTTTAGCTAGATAACTAGCTACACTTAAATCTTGTTCTACATCATCTGTACCTAATCTTTTAGCTCTACCTTCTTTTATAAAATCAGGAACTTGAGTTTTTTTAGCTAATTTTACACCACCATAGCCCATCATAAAACCAAGAGCAGCTCTAGACATTCTTTCAGTTATACCCCCATCACTTTCTGGTATGTCTATTCCAAATATTTTTTCATCTGTTGGTAAAGCAAATCCATATAGTGCACCTGCTGCACCTGTACCAAACTCTCCAGACTTAGGCCCTACTGAAAAATAATCATTGTAAATTTTTTGTGCTTTTTTAGTATAAGCACCTTTTGCTTTCTCTATACCCTTAACTACTGGCTCTACAGGTTTTACAAAGTTACCAAGTATACCTTTAAAAAATTCTCTAGGTCCTCTTAATATAAAATTCTTATTACTATCTTTGTTAGGTAGAAGTGAATTAGGTCTACCATCAACTGTTTCAACTTCTTTTAATTTAAGATTCTTTCTAATTATAGCATCTCTTTTACCTGCACCTTTTATTTTACCTTTTCGTCTACTTTTTAATAATGCTTTTTGAGTGCCTTTAAATATATCCTCTTCACCAGGTAAAGCTACTACTTGTTTTAGATTATCTGGAAGTTCTTCTATAGCTTCATCAGAAAATTTTTGTTCTTCTAAAGCCTTCGTAACTTTTCTAATTTTTGCAAGCTCTAAAGTTTTACCTATTGCTGGAGATAAAATAGCACCACCTGCAGCACCAGCTAATGCTTGCTTATACCTTTTATCAAATATACTATTCTCATCAACATAACCTAATGCACCTGCTAAACCTCCAGCTACACCTCCAGATAAAGCCATTTTGTATAATGTTTTACCTCTTAATACAGGTATTAGCCAAGTAGCAGGGTCTAATAATGCACCTCCAAAGTATGCTGCCGCTACTAAACCACCACCTTCACTTTGTAATGCTGCATTTAATTTTGCTTGTTGTGTTTTTAAATCATCTTCCATAAAGAATACTTTTTCACCACCAGAAAACTGTGTAACTCCACGAACAGTATCTGTAAGACCTAGTAAAAAAGCATCACCAATACCAAACTCGGTATCTGGATCTGTATATAATTTTGTAAGAGATTTATCTTGTTCCGCTTCAGGTAATAAATCATCAAACAAACCTTTTTCTTTTAATTCGTATTTATCATCAGGTGTATCTGATAATTTAAATTCATTTTTTATAGGTATATCTCTTTCTTCTTCAGGCAAAAGATCACTAAACTCATTTTTAAATTTATTTTCCTCTTGAGGTAAGAGGTCATTAAATTCATTACTAACGTTAGGTTGAGTTTTAAAATCTCTCTCCTCTTCAGGTAAGAGATCTTTAAATATATTTTCAGCCATAATTATAAATTAAAATTATCGGAGTCTAACCCCATTGCCTCAAGTCTTTGTTTAGCTCTTGATCTTGCTGTATCTATTCTTTTATTTTTTTCATCATCTGATAATGATGGGCTATCACTTATTCTAGCTATAATATCTCTTAAATCATTTATTACAATTGCTGGTGATCCACTACCACCACCCTCTATAACTCTTGTACTTTTTAAATTAATATTAGCATCTTCTTTAACACCTATTTGACTAACATCAGGTGCATCAAATTTTTTATTATCACCAGGGACAGATTTAGTATCTTGTGAAGTAACCTCAGTTGCTCCTGTTTCTGTAGTTTTATCAAAACCTGTAGGGTATCCAGTTATACCTTGATTTTTAAATTGAGTATCTATGTATTTATTTAACATATATTGAAACTCACCACCTTTGTAAGCATCTGTGTAGCCTTCTTTTAAAAATTGCTGTAAGTCATATCTAGGATCTGATGGACCTACATTAATTTCTGGAGCACCACTTACTGGATTTCTAAAAGTAGTTCTAAAGTCAGTATCAAATTCTCTTCTTTCTGTACCGTATTTTTTAATATCATAGATATTATCACCACCTCCAAGAATATCCCTCAAAGGCATAGGTTGTTTTATATCAGTAACTTGTTCTTCTGTTTCAGTAGCCATAGGTTGTTCTCCCACTTGTCCTATACCTACATCAGCTATATCTTTATCTTTACCTGGAAAAAACATATCCATTAAATTTTTAGAACCAGATCCTCCTGGTTTTTGACTTTCTTGATTTTTTACAAAATCTAATTTTGCATTATATTCACTCTCTAAATCTTCAGCTCTTTGTTTTTTTCTTCCAGAGATAGTACTTTCTATTTGTAATTTTTCTTCGTCAGTAAAATTCTTTGCTTTAAATTGATCTATATAATTTTTAGTAAGTGTGGTACTTAAAGGTATATCATAGTTATCTAAATAATTTGAAAATACTGGTCCTAATTCTGCATCTATTAGTTTAATATTTGCTGCTCTTGTTTTTTCTTCTTTTAATAAATTAGGTAAATCTACTTCCATATATTTACGTTTTGCAAATTTTATATCTTCAGCTTTAGCTTCATCTGCTAATCTAGTATCTCTTATCTTTTCTGTTAGATAACCTGTAGCTATACCTCTAGCTGCTCTTGAAAAATCTATACCCATTATTCCATCTCCTCTTCGTTAGGTTTGGCCATTAATCCTTTTTGCTGTATCTCTTCTTTTACATTTTCTCCAGCATCTTTAGCTGCTACTTTAATCTGTACTGCTGATCTTAATTCATTTTTATTAGTAACATCATTCATAGATATTTTAATATCTTTAATCTCTGCTATGTAGCCTATAGTTGCTACCATTTTCATGACAGGTTCTGCTATAAGAAAAGCTACATCTGGAGTAAATGTACCTTTCATAAATCCACCAAATAATATACTTCTACCTATTGCTTCTACTGGTACTCCAGCATCTAGCATGGCAATAATTTCTTCTGCTCTTTCAGGTTCTGTTATTTTATCCCAAATATAATCTGCTGCATCATCGGGTTGTGCAATTGCTGGTGGATGTTCCCAAGGATAGTTACCTGGTTTATCAGTAAGTGATTGTCCAGGAACTGGGGTATCAAAGGGATTACCTATACCTTCACCAAATTCATCTTCCATATTTTCTCCTTATGCTATATTTTTACCAACTGTTCTTTTAATTTTGTATGCCTGTGTATAATATGCACCTAATCTTGAATCCCATTCAGCTTTAAGAGTATTGGCATTTACAGGTTTTGCGTAATCTTTAGATGCCCCACTCATTCTAGGTCTTATAAATGGCATCCTTCCTCCGTAACTTTGTGGTTGTACTGAGGTATCTATTAGACCTATGTCTCCACCTCCGTATCCTGATTTATCAAATAATCCTGAAACTTTACTAGCAATTGCTCCTGTTATAGGTTTAGGTATACCTAGTTTAGTACCCATCCATCCTATAGTTGCTTTTGTTGCTACACCCATTACTTTCTTAATTGAATCAAACATTTGTTACTCCTATATATTAAATCCGAATTTACCAATCAATTGATATAATGCATCTTTAGATTTTTGATCCTGTAAATCTAATGCTGTAGATCTTTCTAGGGCTGCCATAGCTAGATTATGATTTCTATTTCTTTCATTCTCACCTGCTGAGTTAACCCATGAAGCCTCATCTCTCCACTGTTGCCACATAGATGATAAAGCCCAATTAGATACATTTAATAAATTCTGTGCGTTAGTTTGATTAGCAGCATTTACAGCTGCTGTATTTGCAGTATTAACTGCTCTTCTCCAAACTACATTTGATTGGTCTATTTCTTTTTGATTGTTAGTATTAAATTGTTGTCTTTGATTTTCTAATGTTGCATTATACTGATTTAAAGTTGCTTCCCTTTTTGCGTTAGCTTCATTAACAGCAATACTGTTACCAGCATTTAAAGCATTAACTTTATTTTTTTCTGCTTCAGTAAACTTATTCATTGCATCTAATCTAGAAGCATTTTGATCTGATATAGATGTACTTAGTTTATCATAGAATTGATTAACTTGATTTTGACTAGTTGCATTAAATTGTGAAGCAACATTAGCAGCAGCCTGATCTGATAATAAAAAAGATTGTCTTGTATTTATATTTTGTAGATTAGCTTGCTGTCTATTAGATAAATTAGCCATATCCATTTTAAGGTATGACTGTGCATTTGTAATATTTGCTTGCTGATTATTAGATAGATTTTGAAAAATCATATCTTTATATGTTGCAGCATCTTTTGCAGCTATAGGTATAGCTGATTGCATAATACCTTCAGCCAATGCTTCAGCAGCCATAGAACTAGCACTTAGACCTCTATTAGCCATAGCGGCCTCTGCTGCTTTTGCAGCACCTCTAGCCCATACTGGTAAAGGATTACCAGAAGCTAATGCTGTTTCTACTTCGGTTTGTAATGAACCAAGTTGACCCTTTACTGTAGCATCAGAAGTAATAGTACCAGTTGCAGCCTGTGCAGGTCCTGTAAGTCCACTCATCTGTGCAGCTGTTACTGTAGGGGTTGTCCCAGATACAGTAGCAGCAGTTGTTTGAGCTGCAGTCTGTGCTGTAGGTCCAGTTACTTGTGTGCCTGTAACAGATCCTGGTGCAGCAATAGTTGGTGCAGCAATAGCTGTAGGAACACTCGCAGCTAATCCAGTAGATGGAGTCTTAGCACTTAATTGAGCAGCCGTAGGCATTAACTCTTGAGATGCAACATTCTGTAGCTGTGGAGATATAGTCGTACCTGTAGGTAAACTAGGTTTACCAGCAGCCAAACTTTCTATTAAACTTACAGCTTTTGCACTACCAGTC